GATATGGAAAGAATTTCGCGATTCTTTGACATGATGACCCACGAAAGCGCGCCAGACAGGCATAGAGACGCGATTAAGGCAGCCTGCCAAGGATGACGCCATGCGACTTCGCAAATATCGCCCAGCGTCTTTAGAACACGGGAAAATGCAAGTTTGATGAATACACCGATCATATATCACTCATACAAAGGCGCACTTCATCAGCGCGACGATTAACTAGTCCCTGCACAACTCTGCCACCAGCCATATTCCAGCGTGCAATTGCCTTGCACCCATTCACAAAGTCGCCAACCCGCATTCGTTTAGCTGCGGTTGAATTACAAACACCGCGCACTCCAGCATTATAAGCCAGCGACGACATGGCAGCGAGTTGATAGGGCCTATTTGCGATCTGCGGGATGCACTTAGCGATTGGCTCCATATAATCGGACTGCATCGCACGGCGTAGCATCGTCTTGCATTGATCGTCAGTATATCGCTGCATCTTCACGCGCGTTTCACCATAGCAGACTGTCATAAGCCCTTTGACGAATTTATCCTCGTATGGATCATTCCGCTTCCCCTCCCACTTCGACACAATGGGAACAGCCAGAGCAAGCGCGGCGGCAATACCGGAGCCTACAGCAATCTTTGCCTTACTGATCTGGCGATCACTTGGGGCCACTGATATTCTCCTGATGGATGAGGCGGCTAACCGTTACTAGCACAAATAACGCAATTGGGACAGTCGATGGAAGCCAAGGGATCATATCAGCAGGGATGTAATTCAGGACGGCGAGTATAGTCTCAGGCGATGCCAGTAGGTATGCCCACATAAGCGAAGCGGCCGCACTGATGCGAACAGACCACAGCCGCCAGACCTTACGCTTCCAGTCATCAATGAACTTCATTTCATCTGCCTTTCAAGCAACCGGTCAAGCTTTTCCTCGATCCGAATATACCGCCCATTTTCTTCCTGCTTGTGTTCGCGTAATGCCTGAGACACAATTTCAATGTTAGTTTCAGCAACAGACACCCGGCGATCAAATGACACCCAGAACGCGCCTAGCGCAGCCAGCATCCCTACAACGCCAATAATAGCGCCGGGGCTAGTCCACTCGTTTTTTGTCGGCACGTTCATCTGCTCCCCCATAAATCCCGATTATCCTAAAAATGGCGCAGTGAATGAATGTCAAACCTGCCATGCAGGAAATGGCGTAGATTATGACCAATGGCCCATCCCCCCACGGTCAAAAGTTGAAGCCATCCCACTGCGGTATCGAACTCATACCAGAGGTTATAATCAGGCTTCCCACCCGTGATTAAAATACCTCCGTAGGCTATATGAGCCGCCACCTGAACGCAGAAAGTAGCACCAAGGAACGCTTGCGTTTTAGCTGCCGGATGCATCAGGAGAAGGCTGCCAGCGCCGATATTCAAGGCAATCCCAAGCCCCCACGGATCATTAATCCCGGTTACTGCAATAAAGGCCGACCAGACCACCCATGTCGCAGCGAGAACAGCAGCACACCGCAGGATAGTTCGATCATGTGCTAATGCAGACAGGGTGAGGCATAGCCCCACACCTACCGCGAAAGGTGCAAAATCAAGCATAGCCCTTCTTCCTCGGGCCACCGCCAGTCATCGCAACACTTGGCTTTGATGGCTTGGCAATAGAACCGTTCTTCTTGATGCCCGCAACAGGCTTTTTCGGCTTTAAGGTCTTTTTCATATTATACCTATTCCGTTAAATACATTATACCAATTATTACTCTATCTCATAGGTGCCGCCGAAAGTTATAGAGTTGGCATTAGCACCAGTCGCCATATCGGCTACAGCAAGTCCATTGTCGGCACCGTTTGAGGTGGTGCGGTAATAAAGTTCAACCCGGGTGGTATTAATAACCGTGCGCCCGCTGATTGGTATATCCCCAGCGAAACCACTAGCCGATGACAATGCAATAGCTGCATATGCCCCAGCATCGTTCTTCGCGGTGAATGGCAAATTACCGATACAAACAACCCCGGTAGCAGCCCCGGCGGTGATAGCATCCGTGCGCATAAACCCGGAAATATGAACCAGCTTGCCAATGCGAACGAAACGAGCGGTGTTCGATCCGTCATAAGTCACTGAACCGAAATCTGCCCCGCTGGTTGTGTATGTGGGAACCCAGTCGCCGACCTCATAAAACTCTTTGTCGGTGATATTCGGGTAATCCGTAGTGGTCGGTAACTGGTTTAGCGCATCCGAATTGATGCTGCGGATCGTGATCGCCGTCTTGTTTTCGACGGTAACGTCCCAAGTAGTGTGGCCGCGAGACACCAGATCGTCGACAATGATATCCTGCTGGACCGGGTAGCCGTGGTCATACAGAAACCCGTTGCACGTCCCGACAGGATCGCGCAAAACAACGAAACCAAGGTGCAGGCCATCGCATTGCCTGATGCGAAGCTCAACATTCGGTGCGTCGGTTTTGTTACCAACCGATACAATCCTGCCCACACTGCATGAGGTGACGCCGCTAAAGGAATAGGCCGGGATATTTGACCCATCGTCGTCAAAATTGTTAACAGTGACAACATCCACGTGGCAATTTTCACAGTTATTGAAAGCGAACGCCGTTCGCGCAGCTTGCCGCGAGCAATTATAGGCGTCCCAGTTGCCGATACGAACATCAAGGCAATCTTCCAACTTGCCACCATCGCCGGTCATCACCGTGTCAATGCTTACATCGGTGGTGTGTGCTTCACCGACAAAAGCGCAGTTTGTGTCCGTATATACCAAGCCGATATGGCCGCGAGCGCAAACGGAAGTAGCCGACAACTGTGTGCCAGTCCGAATACGTTGGTCGCGGGTAACGCCCGCCACGGCGGCGGTGGCGCGAATTTCGTCAACATTCCAATCAACAACCGACCAAAGCAGAACCGAATAATAATTCGCATCCGCCGCCGTCAGCTTCTTGGCATGGAAGCCCTGCACTTCCCCACCAGAAACGAGGCTATCGCCAACAGTGGCACCGATATAATAGGCGTTAACAACATGGGCCGTGCCGTCGATCCGGCAGTTGTTGCCAGTGACCATGAAGCTGCCGGTGAGAACGCTTGTCGGAAATGATGAACTATCGTTATTGGCCTTGTTGCCATTGACGGTGAAGTCACCTTGAATGGTGACGTTATCGCCGCTGATTTTCAGAACGGACGGACCACTGGTCGCGCCCGCCAGAACCGTTCCATTCGGGAGGAAAAATTCAACACCTTCCTCCATCACCAGAGTTTTACCGGACTGCGTTATGTCAATAGGGCCGTTGTAGGTGCCAGCATTCACAAACACATGGTCGTGAGCGTCCAATGCTTCCAGTAAAGCTGTCGTGCCAACCGCGCCAAACTGCTTAACGCTAACGCGATCTCGCAATTCATCCTCTACCGTCCGAGCCACCGCCCCAGTACCAGACTGGATGAAGCCAACAATAGACGAACCAACTGATGACCGTAGATAGTTGATAAACCCCTTCACAGTCGTCCAGAGAGAACCGCTCGCACCGTCATCGGAGCCAATCAGGCTGTCGCCAGAATCTGCACCTGCATTATCGGCAAGTGCTGCCGTAGTAGCCCGCAATTCAACCGCAGTCTCGATCGCCTGAATAGCTTCTTTGGCATCGCTGGAATCTGGAATAGTCGATCCGGTGAATGTCCCCATATCCGTATCTGTAGGCAGAACACCAAGCGCGGAAGCCTCTGCCTTCGCGGTAATGGTAGAGGCTAAAGCAGTAGCCGCAGCTTCAGCGCCATCGGCAGTAGTGCGAAGCGCAGTAAAATTGTCGTCCACTTCAGTATATGTTAGCGGAGAGCCTTTAACGTTGCGGAGGGTTAGGCTAGTAGTCATCAACGAAGCTCCGTCCAATAATCAATGCCAGAGCCGGAAGTGGCCCGATAATAATGCCCATTCGGAATAATGACCTGAAAGCGACCCCAATATTCAGAGTGGCCAATAGTTACCCATGTAGAACCGTTGGACGATACTTGAAATGTATACCCAGTACCACCAGTAATTTGCACGGAAACCATGATAGGCTTTCCTGTACTATTCTGGTAACTAACTCCAGCCGTTCGTGAACCGGCGACGTTCTGCCAAGTCTGACCGATACCAAGAGTATCGATGGCAAGTGTTATGGTGTCTCCTGCATCGCTTACCGTTTTGGTGATGCCCGTTCCGGCGGTGATTGCAGTACCAACTGCATCGCGGGCGCGCTCATCTACATCAGCGGTAGAGAGCACCGCCGCTGTTCCAAGACCTAATGCCGTTCGAGCATCAGCAGCCGTGGTCGATGCGGTCCCACCATTTGCTACAGGAAGTGGAGCCGTTCCATTCAAAAACGTCTCAAGTGCCGTTGCAAAGCTATTGCGGACAAGCGCCATAACAGAGCGAAGGCCGTTGTTGAGATTACCAGAGGCGCAACCTTCGGCAATGTTAACGCCGTCAACCGTGGTATTGCTTGCTGCGGTAGTAGACCAGTCGAAAAGATCAGCCATATTTATTCCTTCACTTTATTCTGAAAAATTGTATCATGGGGATATGACTGATCTATTCCAAATAATGATGTACAAAGGAATTGCTTTAGGATTGGTTGGCACATTGGCGGCATTATTTGCAGCATGGTCAACGTCCTTTCTGTACAAGAAGCGGGGAACCTACCATCCCGCCGATGTAAGCCCTCTGCCCTACTTCATTGGCAAGGTTGCGCGTCAATGGACCTTGGCCGCGAAGTGCAAAATTCTGCATGGCTGTTCCAACCTTAGGAATGTATGGCGCTAACAGAGGGCCAACACCAGCCATCCAAGGCGACAATCCAAGTCCTGCCCCACCACTAGCAGCAGCACCAACACCCGCCATCAAAGCCCCGCGCGTAGCCGTGCCGCTATCCGGAAGGCTATTAGGCAATACCGCTTTAGCAGCATCAGCCAATGACTGCATTCGCGCCTGTCCGCGAGCAAGGTTTTTAGTGGTAGTCCCAAAACCTTTACGCGCTGCCGCACTAGCCGCTGTAGATGGAGTGAACACGCCGCCAACGCTCTGCGCGCGACTAGCGGCATCTTCTACGCGAGAAAGCCTCGCACTAGCTTCATTTGCCTTTTGGAATGCGCGAGTGTTTGCACCTGCATGTCGATTAGCAAGCGACATAAAGTTATCACGCACTTCCTGCAAAACATCAGCGGAAAGATCGGCGATAGGATCACCGCTTTTACGCAATCCTGAAATATCGCGCTGCAAAGTCCGGTAGACATTCTGCAATGTCTTTCCGTCCATAACCTGCTTGCCTTGAATGAATGGATTAATGCGCAAATTCATAATGGAACGCACAGCTTCAGCCTGCGCTTGAGGCAATTGGTTAATCTTTGACGCAGTATCAGCCATCGACATTTGGAAAACATCATCTGCTGGCGCGCTAATGCCGCTCAAAGCATCATCATATGCCTTTGAGACTGCCTTTTGCGCATATTCAATTGAATCATATCCAGCGCCCAGAGATTTAGGAACCCGCGCACCAATAGGCGAAAGAGCCTCATTAGCCCAAGCCTTATTGAATTGCTCAACACCCCTACGCTTTGCGCCAGTAATTATCTGACCAACGCCGGGAATGCTCTCAGCAGCAGATTCCAGAGTGCGAGCGACACGACCGCCGCGTTGCCCCGGCGTCATCGTTACGCCAGACTGCGCAAGCTGCCTTACTTCCTTGCTGACATTAGGGGATATTACCCTAGCGCCACCTTTAACCAATCCATAACCAAGAGCTGCGCCGGCCGCCCCAGCAAGCGCATCCTGCCATGCCCGATTGATACGTTCCTGCGGATCAGTACTTGATCCTTTACCCGCACCATAAAGCCCAGATTGAACAGCGGATTCGCCCACAACGCGCGCTAATGGGGCAGCCTTACCAAGCCCCGATGCGCCTTTAGCTATCAGCCCTCGACCAGGAACAGGACCAGCGATAGCGCCACCGACTTGGCCCGCAATCCGAGCATACGGATTTACGGTTTCATCGGCAGCGCTAACCATTTCCTCACCAGCGATATTTTCTCTAAATGCCTGCGGAAAGCTTTTTCCCTGCCAAACACTGGAAACATTGCGACCGCCCAATTTATCGAGCGGAAGAATGGCATTTCCAGCCGCACTGATCTTATCGGCAAGGCCAAACGTAGCCATGTCCGCAAAACCGCGAACAGCGGAATCAGCCGTTGCCAATGGATTGTCTCGCGTCTGCATATGTTGCTGGCGAACCCGGCCTTTAATGTCCTCCATAGACGCACCTTCTGGGGCAGTGACATTGTAGGGAGTTCCATCAGGTGCAGTTACTTTATAAACAGGCATTACTTAGCCCTTTCGATCTTCCAGCCGTCATCTGCACTCGTCTTTTTAGCAGCTTTGCGCGGCGTAGGCCATGCGGGCGGTTTCATTCCATAGGCCTGATATGTCGTGTTTACCCTGCTACGGAGATTGTTCATTTTCTCTTGAATAGCAGCATCATAATCAGACGAAGAAGGCCTGTTTGCCTCGATAAATGCCCGCAATTCAGTATCAGACTGCGAACCAGCACCGGGAACACGAAAAGCCGAAAGGCCAACTTCACCAAGGCCAGCACCAGCGGTATCAAACTGCTTATTAGTCGGGGTTGGCAGAAAATCGAGAATGCCAGTTAGGCCAGAAGTAGCCCCCGGCCCCCTGACGTACAATTCCTGAAGTCGCTTCAATTGGTTCTCAACAACTTTCAAGCCGACGCGCTGAGGTTGAGGCATCTGGGGCTTTGCGGCACTAGGCATACCCGGAATTGGCACAGCCCGACGCGATCTTGCATCCCACATCATGCCGGGGCCAAGAATTGTGGGCTTTGACGCCTCTGCTTGCGCCTTTACTGCCTCGGCCTGCGCGCGCTGCACCTCAAGCGGCGTAAGGCTAGATACACGAGCATTACTCAGGTTTTGGCCTGCGACCCTTCCTGCAAGGGTTGGGTCGGCTGGACTAATCTGTACCGGCTGAGCCTGCTGATAACGTTCCCAAGGACCGGCCATTATTGCTTCCTCCAACTTGCAGGATTAGCGGGGTCCCCGCCCATAAAGATATAACCATCTTGAACGGTTCCCGGCTGCACCTGTGGCGCTTGCTGCTGCCCATACAAGCGAGGGACACGAACGGTTCCCTGCGGGCCGCTAACCGCAATCGGAGACATTACGTCCTTGAATTGCGCAACCATGGCTTTCTGATCAGGCGGGAGCGCATTAAATGCTTGCGCTTCCCCAAGCCAATCAGGCTGTTTTGGGCCGGGGCTATATACAGGAGTAGCCTGTCCGGTTTCCTGATTAAGGCTTATGAGATTCCCGCCAACTTCCATATATTTAGGCTGGCGAAGCTGTGCTAAACGCTGGCGTTCTTCCTCAACGCGCGCTTGCAGATCGTCCTGCTCTTTGTTCACGCTATTCCAGTAATTAGGCTGGCCACCGCCAAAGGTTGCCATGGCGTCAAAGATCGAGCCGAGAATATCGCGGCCAGTCCCTCGCTTATATGCCTTTCCAGTGGGCATAAGCGATGCAAGACCAGATGTATCGGGCTGCGGCGCTTCGATCTGCATAGATGGATCGAGCAATCCAGCAAGGCCAACTCTCTGGCGTTGCACATCGTCGCCAATCCCCGGCGTGTTGTAATTTGGCTGCGGGCGATTAAACGGATTCACTTTCTGTTCCTTCCTGTCGCCATAAGCCAAATGCCAATGCGGGCCAGTTGCGTGGGATGATGGATTATTAACCTCGTCGCGCGCTTCAAGGACGTTATAATCCTGCTTTACGCGGTTGACGTAATCGTTAAAATTCATGCCGGGGATAGGTGCAATATCGACCGCCTGCCCGATATTATGGTAAGATCGCGGATTTGCACGGCCAAGCGGGCTGTTCGGATTGCGCTTGGTGGACGTAACCCGAACCCCCGGAAATGTCTGGCTGAGGTAATCCGTTATTGCCATTACAGCGCCCTGTAGTTCACAGTCATGTAACCGCCGATCTCAGGACCAAGCGCCCACGGTCGAAGCTTACTAACCTCATCGGCCATGACGCCGATCTGGCGACCTTCCGGCATATACTGCGCAATTTCATCATTCGGTGCGGCGATGTAGTCATAGGCATATACGCCTAGACCGTCCTCAAGATTACCAATATGTTCGATATTGGTTTTCAGCGCGGGATCAGAACCAAGCATAGCCGCGCCGACAGTCCCACCCGCACCAATCAGTGAATTAAGCAACCCGCCGCCGCTTTTCTGCGTCTGAGTGCCACCGCTAAACAGCGAACCAAGCCCGCCAGCAAGCGCATTAGTGCCGGTATAGGGAAGCTCAGCGCCAACGCCAGCAGCCTGCAACAGCGCAGCAAGAGAAGCGTTATCGACACCTTCAAGCTGTCCAGCCTGTCCGATAGCCTGATTCTGATAACCTCGCTCAGTGCCATAGTCCTGATAACGCAAGCCGCCTTCTGCATTGGCCAACTGATTGGCAAGGACGCCAGTATGCGCGCCAGAGCCATAACGGCCACCCAGTGAGAATTGCGAATTAACCGTGTCGGTAACGCCTCGCTTGGTCTGGTCGATCACGTTCTGAAGATAGGGATTGCCAGCGGAAAGGAACGATCCACCCAACGTCTGTTGCGTCAAGTCCTTGGCAGCATTGAGCGTAGGCGTCCCTTGCGTGTAACGCTGAGATAGGCCGGGAAGTAGGCTAGTAATGCCGGAAGTGATCTGCTGCAATTGCGGCTGGTTCTGATTGAATACCGCCTGCACATCACCAGCGGCCTGCTGCGCAAAAGGCTGCGCCCACTTCTGTGCAGACCCGCTTTCAGATGTAGTCTTTGATCCGCCGCCCATTACAATTCCTTCTCGTACAAAGTCAGACCATCACGTTTGCCGATGACTTCCCAGCCCCACGATTTATTCAAACGCTGCCAACCATTGCGACCTCGCGACTGTACAGCATAAGCGCCACAATTTCTAGACCACTCGCAAATAATCTGTTCCATTTGCGGAACCCATTCTTTAAATCTCGTACCGGCAACATGCATCAATTCAGTGTTGTAATTTGTCAGCAGTCTGGTTGTAGCTGCACCGATGATAATTCCATCATCAATAGCCAGCCATACTAAGTCCCCATCATCCCAAACCCTAAACCCGCCGCGATCTGCCGCAGTCTGTAGTAACGCTTTAATTCCCTCCCAAAGAGGATGACTTTCAGGATCGGGAAGCCAACTAATTATCATGCGTTTGACGACTTTATGATTGCGTAGTTGATAATAAGCGCTTCCGACAAAGAGCCGCCAGCAGGTCCGCGAGTTATATCAATATGGAAATGGCCATCATTAGGGCGAGCATTAAGCCTATATGCACCAGCCGTACCGCCGTTTTGCATGTTCAAGATAACAACATCATGGGTGTGGCTATATACGTTATTGACCTGAAATGATTTTGTGTCCTGAGCGCCCATGGCCTCATTGTGAGTGGTTATAACACCACATACTTTATCGAGCGTTACGGCAGTTGTTTTGCTGGTCAACTGAGTTACAGCCCCACCAACACCCTCATCATGCGCATAGCCAATTGGACGGGTGAACGTGATATTTACACCCGTGTCGATAACTGAGAAAAATGTCTGAATGATAGGATTGCACTTCAATGCAACCATGCGCATCCAATCAGGCAGGTTGTTCCAGCTTACCGGGATCATTGTACAACACCTTGTACAGCGACAAAATCAAGGCCATGTGCGAAAGTCCATGTTGTTCCCGATGTGACGTTAACCGATGCCTGCATATAGCGTCCAGAGGCACGAATAGGCATGTCGCCATTGGTGCGGATAGATGCCACCGCTTCGCTCGTCTGGCTGTCACCGAGCCGCACAGATGACCGAAGTGTCATTGTAACACCCGAGACGGCATCGGTATCGACGCGAGCGGCTCTGATCCTTACCTGTCGGCCTTGCGCAATCTCCATCTTGGCAGTCGTCAAAATAGCGGTTGAATTAGTCTGCGAGCCGAATGTTCCAATCGTCCCATCGTTCGCAATGATCGACAAAGACGGATCACCGCCGGAGAAAATAGGATCGTCTAGCGAATAAGGAACAGTATCGATACCGCCGGGATAAAGCGTGTCAATATCCTCAAGGGACGTGTTCGAGCTAAATTGAGTGGAAACACCAAAGGCGCTGACCTCAATATCAGACCAGCGATCCAACTCCCAGTTATATACCCACATGCGGTTAGGCATTGCCCAGACAACAATCTTGCGTTGCGGATCGACGGCAGACCAGATTGAACTTTCAATATCAGCCCGCGAATAGGACGATGCGAACGTTTCATCCACCTTCTGCGCGCCAATAGCCCGCAATTCGCCATCGTTCCACATATAAAACCCGCGCTGGCTGTAGAAAAACACCATGCGGCCAGCCCGAGAAATAGACTTACTCGTCAGGCAGCCGATATTGCTCGATACCTTGTCGAACTGGAAAATCAGCGGCGTGCCGGAATATTGACCGCGCCAGATTTGCTCCCGCTGGAATGCCAGCAGATATTCACCGCCGGAAATACCAGTGACCTTGCCGCCGTCTGGTAGCAACTGACTATCAGCCTGATCGGTGCCAATCGTCCAGCCCTCGGCATTGTTGATAGCAGACCAATAGACCGTGCTGTTCGCGCTCGACACGCCGGAAATGAATACAAAGTCCTTAACTGTGGTGACATAAGCCCCCTGCGGAGGTGTGCCGCCCAAAGTTGCTCCGATACCCGTACTAACGGTGTATTTCAGAGGCGCAGCACCGTTAACGCAAACGATAATATCGCCAAACTGCTCAAACTCCCAAAGGCTGGTATAGGAGCCAGCCACCTCGGAAGTCCACGTGGACGACGCGTAGGAGTACAATCCCGCATTAGTGCCAGCCAAGAGAGCAATAGTGCCATCAGGACCGACATAAGACCTACCACCCTTCCATGTGTAAGGCATGGCGGTAGTCGTCGCCAGATATTGCTTAACCGGCGCATATCCCAACTGCGTGGGGAATACGTTGCGCGCCTGCACAAGGCCGGTATGCCCATATGCGGGGAGGTCAGGGAGCCAATGGCCGAGTTGCATCATACTGGCGTCCAATCACTTGCAGGGTCAGAAGATGCGGCCCATTCATTTTCACAATATCCGTCAACCCAATATCCCGTTTCAGTATAAAGCCCGGTGGTTTCATACTCTGTCCAATTTGGGACGGCGTAATTCTCGATAACCCAAGCCATTATTCAATCACCGTTGCGCGCATACGCATACCAACACTAGTTCGCTTGCGCTGGTCTGCCTTGTTAATTTCATCAATGATCTGTTCCACCGCCGAATTAATCAGCGGCAATCTGCTATCATTCCACCCACGAAACTCCGCATGCGCAAGGCACGCGTATAGGTATAGATCGGGGTGCGATTCCAGAAGCCAATTTGTCGTATTAGTGGCGCTGAGCGGCGTCAACTTGGCAAGGTACGTCATCTTGACGGTATAAGTATCATCAGGAGACGGAGCCAACATGATCTCATTGCTGGCAATCGCATAATTCTGTGGTTTTGATGTCGTCTGAAATGCCCAATAGGTCGCAACATTCTTTGCGCTCATAGGGTTTAGAATCTGAATAGGGTCAGTATCCAGATAGATCGACTTCATGGCGAGAAAGCCAGACGGCAATGCAATCGAAGCTGCCGCTGTAGTGGTCGCCGTTGCCTCACCTTCCAGCGTGTTAAGGCGGCGATTAAACTGCGCCTCGGCCAATCCAATAAACTCAGGCGCATAAGTGCTAAGCGCGCTATCGTTCATGCGGTCAGTGATTGCATCGACCAATTCGGAATAGTTAGTAATCGCCACCGTTCACCTCAAATCGTTTCGAGCGCCTTGGCCTTTTGCTCATATTTAGCAATCTGGGCCTGCTGCTGCTCAACCCATTTATCGCGCTGATTGTTTGCCGTGGCGCAGGTCATTACAGCCTCATGGATGTGTCCGACTTCCCATGACAATCCATGGTCGCAGTAGACAGAATGGCCCGCGTCACGACACTTGTTGAAGAAGAAAACATCTTCCCCGATCTCGCTCTGCCCGCTTTCGTTCGTTTCAAACTTGAACAGCGGCAGAAAATTCTTCTCACCCAATTCCTCGGATCGCGCTTGGATGGAATCAAGAACGCGCATATCAATCAAGCAAACACCTAAGCCCAAGTGCGATACTTCCTCTACAATGCCATCAACGGCCTTCTCGGGCGTAGTGTAAACAAGGTTCTTGTGGTCCTCGTTGTCGTCATCAGTTACAATCTTGGCCGCCGTAGGGGCCGTGGGGATGCAGCGGCGCGAGTAATTGCAACCAACGATAGGCAGATTGTGCGACCACAGGCGGGCGAGTGTATCGCGCGGGAACGTATGGTCAGCATCGAGCCACAGCGCATAGTCTGCACCCCAATACAGCGCATCAGCAAATAGCTTATGCCGCGACTGCAACAGATTGGAGGTGGACACGATAAACACCTCAACAATGCGCTCCAGCGGTTCACCTTCTGCATCGGTAATGTTTGCCGTGTGAAAATGATTAAGCATCCCCACAAGCGAAGCCATAAACTTCAACTTCGGGTCGCCATAGCAAGGAATTAGAATTGCGACTTTCAATTGCTTACTCACAAATTAACCTTTCTTAAAGCCTACCAGGCCATGTACGATAGCATTTGTTCTCGGGATTGTTAGCCCATGCTTTCCATGCTGCCGGGTCGTGAAACCAGCCTTCAATCATGGCTTGGTTCATCACCGTCTCAGGAATAAACGCGGCATGGCGGAAGTCTTTTCCGGGCGTTTCCTCAGACAGAATCTTTGCAGCTTTAATGATGTGGGAAACATCCTGCCGCGTCTCAGTATATGTACGCCCATCTTCCTCGTGGTAGATCGTCGCACGGCCACTATCAGCCAGATCGAGAAGAGCCTTCTTGCTCATGCGGTAATCGCCGCGATCTTCTTGGCACCCTGACCAAGACCATTCTCAATGCGAATGATTGGAGCTAAGTTAGCGCCTTGCACAAAGCTATTCCCAGCAGCAGCAGTAGGCGTATTCGTGCCAATAGTCACATAATGTGCAGCAGTAGCATATACCTGCGCAAAAGCCGCATGAAGTGGAATGGCAGCGCCGGCTGCACTGACCGCCGAAGTAGTTATGGTTTCCGATCCAATGATAGAGCCTACCGCCCCGTCCTTGGTCGATCCAAAATAAGAAACATAAAGTGTAGCCATGATCTACTCCATAAAGCTATCGCACCATACACCAATTAGAACAGTTTTGCACTATTCAACATGCGCCCAAGTTTGCCGAAAAATAACCTTGTTGGCAGTAGATGCGCTAACACCATACTTCTCGCCAAGCTGCTTAAACGTCATGGGTGGCTCTGCGCGCATTGCCCTTACCATTTCCTCTGTTAGCTTTGCGTTGTTAATGTCCTCACCCCTGCTAACTTGATCCGACTTCCTACGCCGTCCTTTGGCAATCATGTCCTGAGTATTTTCCTTTGGCGTACCGACCCACAGATGATCAGGATTGCAGCACTTGCGATTATCGCACTTATGCAAAACCCATAGACCTTCCGGGATGCTGCCATGCGCGACTATGTATGCAGCCCTATGCGTATGGACAATTACATTGTCTTTGTCGCAACCTAGAGATATTTGGCCATAGCCAACAGGATGGATATAACCACGCCATTCCCAGCAGTCCCCATCAGGACCTAGACCGGGCGTCTTATCTAGTTTTTCGTCTAATCTTTCCGAGAGCGGCTTAATCCTGCGCTCGCCGATGACGCCAGTCCTGCGGTAATATGAGTAATGCGTGTCACACATACCCTTTGACTTGTGAGGCCGATTGCAGCCCGGAATTGTACATGTCTTCATAAAAGTTCTCCTGCTTGATACCGTTATGATACCAAGCAGGAGATTTATTTCAAGCCATCATTAGCCATTCAAATCCGCAATCAAGGCGTGAGCATCAGGGGCTCGCACCTCCAAAGTATATTCGCTAATAATGTCACGCGTAACAGCATCGCCAACGCGGCCAAGTTCCTGCGGCTCGAAAGCACGAAGGAAAGCAACTGCAACCTTGCTGGTATCAATCACCCATGCGTCACGAGCGCGCTGGGTGCGGTTCGGAACCACCTTCAGATCGCCGAAGTCAGAGGTGTACAGCGATGCAGCGCCGAGAATCTGCTTGCTTTCCACAATGACCTGCGAAGTCGAACGACCAGTGAAGGCCGAAAACTTCTGCTTGCTGTAGGGGCCGACCAGAACCAGATTAGGCTCGCCACCATCCGTGAACGCGTCAAGGATAGCATCCTTCAGCAGATCCTCGGTGATGTCACGCATACCGTTGGTTGCGTTGCCATCGGTAGCGGCATAAGTCGCACCCGTGGAATCCGCACCGCCAGTACCACGCGAGCCATTGCCGCTGATCCATGCGTTGAACGAGCGAAGCTGGCGGGCAGTCGTGGTATTACCGGCAACCTGTCCGGTATTACCCAACAGGATAGCTTCCATGTCCTTACGCAGAGCGAGCGACTTCTTGCTCATCTGGTAAGCCATCATGTCGTCAATGCCTGCCGGATTAGTCGCACGCTGGGTGCCGGTCACAGTCGCATCACGCGAACTGATCTGGCAATAGTTCTGCTTGCGAGCCGGAGCCGAGGACGTGCCACGGGTCAGCGCATCACCTTCAAGGCGGGCGTTGGTCGTGTTCGTGCTGTCGATAGTATCCAGCGACCATTCATGCAGGACAGCCGACGCCTTGGCGCGGGGGACAGCCGCCATGAACGGGGTGTCAACCGGGCTGATGCGGTACACTGCATCAACAAGGTCTTCACGGTTGGTAGTTACGTCATAGGACGCAAGGGCAGAGGTAACTTTAGTCATGATTTAACTCCGAAAGAAATTTTTGAAAACATCAGCACCGGCTTCGATGCTGCCTTCTTTCGCCAATCGTGCTTGAGCCTTGCCCATTCTATTTGCCTGAATGGTTGAACGCGGCGTAATACCACCGGGTTTCACCGCAGGGGCAGCGGGCTTGGGCGGAGGATTCTTCGCCTTCACACGCGTTTCTGCGGCTTTAATCCGGTCATACTGCTGCGCCTTCCATAGCAGATGCATTTCGCGAGAAGTCACGCCATCGACCGTGAAGGATTCCTTTGGAATACCCGCATTGGCCGCATATTCGATCAACTCGTTAATGACATGCTTTCCCTTTACTGCATCCTGCAACTCAGGGACGTCGGCAACAAACTTAGGCCATGCGATCTGCTCTACTTCCTGTTGAGCAATCAACCGGGCTTGCGATGCCTCATGCTCGTGCTGGGCGGCGATAGCTTGCCGCTGCTGAGCCAAGGACTGCAATTCACCCTGCGTCTGCTCCCATTGATAGACAGCTAGATCATAGCTTTCGCGATCATACTCACCCGTGCCGAGACCGAACTGAGTAGGGTCAGGCTTGGGATAGTTAATCAGGCCAATAACCTGATCGATTGCTTGAGCGTAGGCGTCACGATTAGCGTTTGCTTCTGCCGCTTGCTGTTCTACCAGCTTGCGAACATTAGCCGCTTCCTGGAGCTTCTGATTTAGACCTGCATCCCTCTGCGCCTCGCGCTCAGCAATCTTTGCCTGCGCTTCCGGCGTTAATGAGTTCCACAGTTCTTCATCGTCTTTGCTCCACGATGACGGCATGTCTGCGGCGTCTGGCTGGGCCTCATCGGCTGCTTCATCCACTTCCTGAGCGTCATCATCCCCGTCATCAACGGGTGCCTCGCCTTCAATTTCCTCTTCCGTTTCTGCTTCCGGTTCAGACTGAGACGCAAAGCGCCCTTCATCATCCCGCAGCTGGGCAGGTTCAGGATTGAGGAACGACTTGAAAGCCGAAGCTGCATCGTCCATCGCGTTTTCTGCTGTCGCTGGCGACTGGGCAGTGTCCGACATGGTAATCTCCATCTATGCCAATAAACCCATTGGCGGGGTTACTTTACCCGCTTTATTGCGGATATTCCGTCATGCTCACCCTGAACAATGCTTGCCAGATGTGAACGCATTAAACCGATAATCTTGATCGTGCGGTGGCAGTTTTCACGCTCTTCAACCGATGCGGCAACCTTCCACTCGCTAACAAACTGGCGCTCAATGTCGTCCAGAACGTCACGGATAACGCCATCTTCCAACGCGCCGCGCACCTGAATGGCGCGAGCCTGTCGCTCATGTGGCGTTGCCATCCTGCTATTATGCGTCATTTCTGCCTGTCCCAATATTCTTTGAGAGGCTGCCAGCCATTCAGATTATGTCCAGAGGGTAATTCGATCATTGGTCCAAATCTCCACCGGGACGATAAGACGAAATATCCTGATCGCCAGCCGTGCTAACATCAACCACAGCCTCTACCGCCGTCTTATGTTGAGCTAACTGCGCTTCCATCTGCATTTTCAGTTGCGCAAGTTCAGCTTCCATCTGCATCTTCTGAACGGCAAGATTATATTCGGCTTGCGACTTCTGCTGCGCCAATTCCATTTGCAGGGCGGCCTTCTCGCGCTCCATCTGGATCATTGCGGCATTATTTTCCTGCTGGATTTGGATGTCCGCAGCGGCCTTCTGCTGGTCCAACTGTAACTTAGCCTGTGCGTTCTGCTGGTCGGCCATAACCTTTGCCATATCAGGGCTGGGCTGTGGCTCCTTGGGTGGCTGCTGGTCAGGAGAGGTAATGTAGCTTTCTACGTCCTTCACACCCGAGGCATTCAGTTTGCGTTTAACCGCATGATAGGCGTTTTCTTCAGTCACCATCGATGCGAACGGCGACTCAATGACCTGCGCTAGCGTAGCAATAACACTGTCAGCTCGTCCGATCTGTTCAGCCTTCGAACCAACACCAAGGCCAACAGTTACAGACAAGTCCATGTCTGCATTCCAGCCACGCGGGTCAATCGGCACCCACTGGTTGCGCAAGCGGATCATGCGTTCTTTTGGCTGATGCTTGATAAGCAGCTTAAGGATAAGCTTAAACAAGCGCTTCACACCCGTCTCAGCAAACACCCGTGCAATCAATTCAACACGGGCATTCTTTCCTTCAGCGATCTGCGCGATCTCTGCCGCTGTGGTCTGTCCAGACTTAGCCAAGATATTAGCATCAAGCCCCTGACCAACGCGAGAAACGCCAGTGCGCGCCTCCTGCTGCTGCTCGACATACTGCAACATCGGGAACGACTTGTCGGCAACAAACGGAACAACGATAGGATTAAGCAGGCCGGGAACCTGCGTCCGAACAATGCCACCCGGGGTAGGGTCTTCCAAATCGTCGTACGTGGCACCATCAGGCGTCACAGCGTTAACCGGAACCTCAATCTTGGGATTGTTAGCCAGATACAAGTTGTCAAGTGTCTGCCGCCACAGCACGGATGAAATGCGCTGCAAGTCTCGCGTCTGGTCCGCCAGCGATTGGCCATAGACCTTGTGCGGCATCGGAACCGGGCAAACTACCGCGAATGGATTATCTTCGCACGGTTCGTTAAACAGAATCTCAGTGCCAACACGAATGATGCGGCGACGCTCTGCTATTCCGTCCCCATCATAGTCGGTTAGAACATACTCATCTACCAGTGCGATGCGGTCGCGGCTCTTGTCATTGCCTACGCCAATTGCAGAGCGCCCGCTGTCAAAGTTTTCATCCCCCCAACGCGACTGCGCACGGCTTTCATACTCGACCTCAGACGATGCGGCAGGAAGCCCATCTACCACATCAGGATCGAATCCCATGTCCAGCAAATCAGAGCGGGTGACATTGGTAGGGCGATGCGCAATATATTCTGCGCTCTCAATGTCCCGCGAGAACGGAGCAATTAGAAATTCTTCAGACGGGACAGTGATAATCTTGACGCGGCCATCCTTGACCTCGCGCTCAATGTCTACCGCAAACGACCCATCATCGTCGTCCATGTAAGGGCCACCGATAATCTCATAATCGCCAGCCTCGGCTTCGGAGATAATCTGCTCGACCTGCTGGGCGTCCAACCCCTCAAGTCGTTGCGTCGTCTTTTCTTCGCTATCTTCCCACCAGCATTTTACAATGCCTAGCTTTTCCAAAAGTGCGGACTTGAACCAGTTATGATAAAGGAGGAATCCGTTGTTATCGACTGTGAACACATAGTTTACATATTCAGTCGCCTGCTTGGCCGCCTCCTCATCTTCGGGGCCGCGCGGCTCAAATACTACAGCATCATCAGACGAGATAAACGGCTTCATCAAAGCCGCTACAGCGTTATCGACAACAATCTGGACGGTGCGATCTACAACAGACGAGCGCCCCGCCAACTCATCACCAAACGGCTTGCCGTAATAGTAATCAAGGCTAAGCGTCTGCTCGTCGGCAATCTCGGATGTATAATAACCGACCGCCTGCTCTTCATGCGCCGAAAGCAGGCCAGCAAGCTCATCATCAGACATAGTTTTTTCAGCGTCTAGCTGTTCGTCCGCGCCATAGTCATCCATCATGATTATTTATAACATTTCAGGACAAAAGTAAACCTCTCTCCATCATCCTCAACATGGACAGCGCGAAGATCACCTTTCCATAACCATCTAAAATCAGTCATGGCATTTTTACCTACCTGCAACTCATATTGTTCTTGAGATAGGAATGAAAGCGAGCCAGCATTAATGATGCGGGTGTGAGACGGATCACCCCATGCCCACATTGATTTATAACTAGGGCATGTGGCGAACAACAACCCGCCATCTTTCAGCACCCGCCATATCTCGTAGAAGTGCGCGAAGAATGCTCGATAGTCACCCTGCGTGCCAATATGCTCCAATACCTCATAGGCGTGGCAGTTATCAAACTGGTCGCTTTCAACCGGCCAAGGCGTCACGCTCAAGTCGTGGATAATATCAGCGCCACAGTTGGGATCGTGGTCGATAGTGACAAGATCATCCCAATCGAAACTGTCAAAGCTAAGTTTCTTGCGCCGGGAATTTCCGCAGCCGATGAGAAGTTCGCGCATTAGTACGTGCATCCGTTGCAAGGTGAACCAGCGGAAAGGCGTGAAAGCATAAAGCGACGACGCTCCCGCTGTGGCCGCTGGTTATAAATCTCGAACAGCGTGTTCTTGTTCAGATCACCGATAGAGTGTTCGCCCGCCCCATCCATACAGCACAGAGCAACCCTTCCGGTAGACATGATATTGACCTCAAACCAGCGCCCACAAGGCTTGTCAGGCACATCCCCAGTATCCGCTGCCGTGTAGTCGATCCATGCGTCTTTCTTAATCAGCATTGTCCCAAATGACGGCCAACGCGATTTAACATATTCGACAAACTCACCGTCACGCTCGTTGCTTTCCCGTACCTTGGAGATAACGACATTATGCGGGAAATGACCATTCTCTTTTGCGCGCCAGAGATTATCTAGATTTGCCGTGGTTCGCTCGAAGTCCAGCCCCATTGTCTCATTGTAACGAGCTGGATCATGGTCGTTCAGGCTTATCCACAAATGCATGATGCGCTCAAACGTTGCTATCTCGCTGATATATCTCTCGGTCAGTGCGGAGCCATTCGTGAACAGCCGCAGATAGGCTTGGGGCAGCTCAGCATTGATCTTGCGGCATATCGACGTAAACCGCTTGTCCAACAAAGGCTCGTTGACCTTAAACGGCGAGATAACAAACTCTGCCGGATGATCTTTTAGCTCGTCAATGATGCGATCAATCATCTCGTCTGGCATTC